GTGTAATATCTTATCACACATTCCTAATCCTTCAAAAGAGGTAATTTCTCTTTATGATAAGCTAAAACAACTGTAGATTTATGGCAAAAGTTAAAAAATCATTAATGGGTACAGATTATGTGGAATCTATACCCAAGAAAACCCGCCAGGGTCAAGGGAAACATACCAAATTCGTTGCAACTAGTAAAAATAAGGCCCAAAAGAGGTCCCGAGGACAAGGAAAATAGAAAAATCTCTCTCCTCTCCATTTCGGAGGGGATTTTTTATGCTTTTTAGTGTTTTTATAAGGTAAATAGTAGTAAAATTGGGAAAAATTATGGAAAATCAAGACTTTTTACGGGAGATCTCTAATGATAGGTTTACACCGGCTCGGAAAAACTCTAAGGAAACGGAATTATTTGAGGAATTACCATCAGTAGAGGAATTTGTTGATAAAAAGAACGATTCTACACCACTATTTGAGTATGATGGCAGAACTTTGCCTTTGGGCTGATAAATAAAGCCAGTATTAACTGTAATTAAGTGCCGGTACAACGCGTTAGTCAAGGATTTAAAGATATAAGTGCTACTTTTCAAGTAAATCCGATTAATTACGACTTAATTGCATTGAGAAATGAGAATGCCATTGCAAGATCAGTTAGAAATTTGATTATGACCCTTCCTGGTGAGCGACCTTTCGCTCCTGTTTTGGGTTCTAATGTTAGTAATTTGTTATTTGAAAACTTTGATGAATTAACTGCATCAGCAATTAAAAGTGAAATTAGAACTACGTTGGACAATTATGAGCCACGTATTGAATTAAATAGTGTTAAATGTGAAGCAAATTATGATAATCATGAATACAATGTAACTATTAGTTATTATATTGTTGGAATTGATGTACCACAACAAGAACTCACCTTTGCGTTATTGCCCACTAGGTAAATGCCTTTAGTAAACTTCAGCAACGTCGATTTTGATCAAATAAAGTTCTCTATTCAGAATTATCTGAAGGCGAATTCTAACTTTACTGATTATGATTTTGAAGGATCAAACTTATCGACTATTATAGACACATTAGCTTATAATACTTATATTGCCTCATATAATGCCAACATGGCCACTAATGAGGTGTTCATTGATTCTGCCACTCTCAGGGAGAATGTGGTGTCTCTGGCAAGGAATATAGGGTATGTGCCAAGATCAAGAAAATCAGCCAAAGCTAATATATCTTTTAATGTAAATGCATCTAATACATCTGCATCATCATTAACACTTAAAGCTGGTTTAGTTGCACTATCAGATCAAAGATTTGGTACAGAGACTTATTCTTTCTGTATACCAGATGATATTACTGTTCCTGTAAGATCTGATGGACTAGCACAGTTTTATGATATTGACATTTATGAAGGAACTCATATAACACAAACCTTCACGAAGAGTTCTAGAAATCCTTATCAAAGATTTATTCTTACAAATGGAGGAATTGATACTTCACTTCTTAGGGTGAAGGTATTCAATAATGACACTTCCACCGTTTCTAGAAAATTTAATGAATTTGATAGCCTTATAAGTTTAGATTCTGAATCTCGTATCTTCTTCCTTCAAGAAACTGATAACGAAAGATATGAATTATTATTTGGTGATGGAACTTTTGGAGTAGCTTTACAAGAAAATGAATATATCTCTGTTGATTATATTCTATGTAATGGTAGTTCAGGAAATAATATAGGACAATTTACTTATTCGGGAACTTTAGTAAACAATAATGGAGATACTGTTACTGCAGGTGTTTCTGTTGTGTCAACTAATCAATCAACAATTGGTGGAAAAGAAATTGAGTCTATAGATTCTATTAAAAAATATGCTCCTAGAATCTATGCTTCCCAGAATAGAGCAGTAACAGCAGCTGATTATGAAGCTCTTCTTCCTAAAATTTATCCTGAAACGGAATCAGTTTCAGCTTATGGTGGAGAAGAACTAAGTCCTCCTTCTTTTGGAAGAGTTTTTATTAGTGTTAAACCTTATAATGGAGTTTATCTTTCTAGTTCTATCAAACAGAATATTAAAAATGAATTAAGAAAATATGCTGTTGCTGGTATTACTGCTGAAATTGTTGATTTGAAATATTTGTATGTAGAAACCAATAGTACTGTTTATTATAATTCTAATTTAGCGTCTAATGCACCTGCAGTAAAAACAGTAGTCTCAAATAATCTTACACATTACTCTAATTCTAGTGAGTTAAATAAGTTTGGGGCTAGATTTAAGTATAGTAAATTCCTCAATGTTATTGATAATAGTGAGGCCTCAATTACTTCTAATATTACTACGGTAAATATGAGAAGGGATCTAAGAGTTACATTAAACCAATTTACTGAGTATGAACTTTGTTATGGAAATCGATTCCACATTAGATCTGAAGATGGATATAATATTAAATCTTCTGGATTTAAAGTGAGTGGTATTAGTGATATTGTTTATTTTGGAGATCTTCCCAATGAAAACCTTACCACAGGTACTATTTTCCTATTTAAATTAAATTCTCCAACACAACCTGTAATTGTAAAAAGAGGGATTGGAACTATTGATTATGTCAAGGGTGAAATTATGTTAAATCCTTTAAAAATCATTTCTACAAATGTGTTTCGTAATGATCTTTCTCTTATTGAAATATCTACCAATCCTTATTCTAATGATGTAATAGGATTGCAAGATCTCTTTTTACAATTAGACCCCAACAACCTTACCATTAATATGGTATCTGATGAAATTTCTTCTGGAAATGATGTTTCTGGTAGTAATTATACAGTAACTTCTAGTTATTCATCCACATCACTTACAAGATAATACAGAATGGCCGTCGATAGAGTTAACTTCCAGGATATTGTTGCTAGTCAACTTCCTAGATTTGTTAGAGAGGATTTTCCTCTTCTTTCAGATTTTATGGAGCAGTATTATGTTTCCCAAGAACATCCAGGAGGAACATATGATTTGCTTCAAAATATTGATAAGTACGTAAAAGTTGATGAATTATATAATTTAACTAGTTCTACACTTCTTGATGAGAATATTGGATTTACATCTACTACTATTTCAACTGCACCACCAGGACCAAGTGGTATTACTACCACTAGTGGTGGGGTTTTAATAAGTGATGTTAGATATTTGGAAAATGATGGAAGTTATACTGAAGGATTTCCAGAAAATAATGGCATCATTCAAATTAATGATGAAATTATTACTTATGAATATAAGACTAGTACAGAATTTGTAAATTGCACAAGAGGATTCTGTGGTATTACCTCTTATAGTAATCCTAATAATCCCGAAGAATTAGTATTTTCTAAGTCTTCTGCATCGCCACATAGTAGAGGACATGTAATTTATAACTTAAATGTTATATTTTTGCAGGAGTTTTTTAAAAAGATTAAAGGTCAATTTACTCCAGGGTTTGATGAGAGAACTCTTTATCCTGGATTAGATAAGAGAAATTTTATTTACGGTGCTAACAGTTATTATAATTCAAAAGGTACAGACTCTTCTTTTAAAATATTATTCCAAAGTTTATATGGGAAAGATGTAGAGATAGTTCATCCTAGTGAATTTCTTTTCCGTCCTTCAGATGCTAATTATAAGGTAACTAAGGATATTGTAGTTGAATCTTTCCAAGGAGATCCTTTAGAATTAAATAATCTAACTCTTTTTCAAGATTCTACTGGAGCGAAAGGATCTGTTGCTAATGTAAGAAAAGTTTTATATAATTCTAAGGTAGGATCTGGATCTACTACTGTTGAATTTGTAAGTCCTGAAGAGCGTAGTCAATATTATCAAGTTAGTCTTGATATTATAGAGGAAGCTGCCTCAATTGATGATTTTAAACCCAATCCAAAAACTAAGTTATTAACTGATATAGTTTATAATAGTGGAAGTAATAATAATATTATTGATGTAGATTCAACAATTGGATTTCCAGATACAGGATATCTTGTTGTAAAAGATGTTAATGGTGATGTAGTTTCTTTGGGATATGATGGTAAAAATGTAAATCAATTTCTTAATGTTACAGGAATTACAGCATCTATTGGTAAATGTCAGAAAAAGAGCGATATTAGTTTAGATGACTATGCATATGCATATGTTGGAATTAGTACTTCAACACAAATTAAAGTTAGAGTTACAAATACTTTAAAAAGTTTAAAATTAGATAGTAAAACATATCGTTATAATGCCAAAGATACTATTAAAGTACAATCTTTAGGTATTGAAGCTAATACTAATCAAGCTTCATCTTGGTGGGTTAATAACCAGCCGTATTGGGATGTTAAAGCTATTAGGGAAGTTGATATATCAACTTATGAGGTTGATACACATGTGATTCAGACATTTTTGCCTGGAGATAAAATTACTATCACAACTAATGATACGTCTCCTGTTGGTGGTACTGTTATTGTTGTTAATTCTAATTTTACATTTAGGATTAAATGTAGCGATAATTTAGATATATCATCACCAAATCTTTACTATAAAATACAAAAAGATCTTTTAAAGATAGATTCTAGTTGGTCTGATTCTAAAGTAACAACTTCTTTTTCTACTTTTAATGGGTATCAATTGGAAGGAGGTGGACCAGGCTTTTCAACTGTTTATGGATTAACTCTTGCTCAAACACTGAATGATTATAATGCAAATGTGCAAAATGTTTATGCAAAGTTTGATGATGAGGTTTTAGTAGCTAGTAATTCTATTCCAAAATATGTTGATGAGAGTGGTAGTAATATTCCCACTGATCCATATACCAGAGCTCTTGTTTTTAGTGGATCTCCATATGATGCTACTGGCACAGCTTATAATGATACAATCAGATTAACCAGATCAGTTGATCATGGATTTTATACAGGTGATGCTATTTTCTATAATCCTGGTATTAGCACAATTTCAGTTTATGGTCGTGATAATTATAGCCAACTTACTTATACGGATGATGATGGACAAGGTTTTTTACCATCTAGTGTTTATTATCTAAAGAGAGTTGACGGTCAAAATATCAAAATTTCTAGAAGTAGAGCAGATTTGGCTGCTAATACTTTTGTAAATTTTGTTGGGATAGTAACTAATAATTTCTTTACTTATTCTGAATTTTATCAAAAAGAATTTATTCCTCAATCAATTGTTAGAAAGATATCTAGCCCCTCTATTAAAGGAGGAGTTTATGAGACAGAACCTGGTCATTTAGGAATATTGAATAATGGCGTAGAAATAATCAATTATAAATCATCTGATAATGTTTTTTATGGTCCAATTGAATCTGCTGTTATTGGAAATAGTGGTAGTGGATATGATATTATAAATCCTCCTTTATTCCATATTGATGATAGTAATGATGGTCCTACTACCGGCACAGGAGCTACTGGTATTTGTGCTGTTAGAGGTAAATTAGAAAGAATTGATATTATTGATTCGGGTCTAGATTATATTGGCACGCCTTATATTGAAATTAAAGGTGGTAATGGCCAAGGAGCTAGTGCAGAAGTTAATATGGCTCCTATTGTTCATTCATCATCATTTGTTGCTGAAGGAATAATTGGTGTAGGTAAGACTTCACCTGATCTTAGTATTGCTAATGATACTATAGGATTCTCCACTTTCCATAAATTTAATTCATTAGAAAAAGTAATTTATAAGTCAGACGGATTAAAAGGAGTCGGAGGTCTTTCTACTGATGCAACATATTATGTACAAAAAGTAGATAATTATAATATTAAATTGCACGATAGTCTTGGTGATGCAACGCTTGGTATTGGTACTATTAATATAACTTCTTATGGCGATGGAGTTCAAAAAATTCAATCCTTCTCCAAAAAAAGAATTGTTTCTAATATTATTGTTAGTAATTCTGGATCTGGATATCAAAATAAGCAAAGATTAATTGGTAAAGTTAATACAGCCAATAATAGGATTTATATTAAAAATCATGGATATTTGAGTGGAGAAATTGTTCAATATAGTGCTGGTTCAAATCCACTTGGAGAACTTTCTACAACTGCAAAATATTATATTAAAAAAGTTGATAATGATAATTTTTCTTTGAGTTTGGTGGGATCTGGAAATGCACTTCCTCGTTATTATTATGATAATGATGTTATTGTTGGTTATGCTGCCACTGGAGATGGTTCTTTTAATTATGAACCCATTACAGTTGAAGTAAAGGGTGTAACGGGAATTGGCACTACAAGCGATGGTCAAGATTTTAATTGTAAAATTCAACCTATTTTTAGAGGATCTATTGATTCTATTGATATAACTTCTGGTGGAATTGGTTATGGTTCTTCTGAAGTTTTGAATTTTAATAGACAGCCAGTTATTACTCTCAAGAGTGGAAAAGATGCACAGCTTCAGCCAGTAGTTGGTAATGGAAAAATTGTAGAGGTTATTATTAGATCTGGTGGAACAGAATATAATTCTCCTCCCACTATAGTAGTTGAAAGCCCTGAAGGGAAAAATGCAAAACTTACTCCAATTATAACTAATGGGGTAATTACTGATGTAAAAATAATTAATGATGGAATAGGATATTCTACAGAAAAGACAACTATTACTGTAGAAGCCGCTCCTCCTAATAATCCACCATCAGTTAAAGCTACTATAATTTTAGATATTAAAAGATGGAATGTTGATCTATTCCAGAAGAATTATAATAATGGAGATTCTGAAGGCCTTATCAAATCGGATGATGGATTTTTAACTAATAATATTACTAATAATTCTCTTCAATATGGATGTCTTTATGCACCCCGTGCTTTAAGAAGACATAGTTATACAGTTACTGAAGAAGGAGATGTTGTTTTTGGATCTCCAGATTTGAGAACTGTGGATTTAACTGTAATAGATGGAAGAGAAGTTGATAATCTTCAGCATTCACCTATTTTGGGGTGGGCTTATGATGGAAATCCAATTTATGGTCCATTTGGATATGCTGGTGTAGAAGGTGGTGCAGTTAGGCAAATGATATCTGGATATGAACTTCAACCTTCATCTGGTAGTAGACCTCCTTTTATTGATGGATTTTTTGTTAGTGATTATATCTTTACAGGTGGTGGGGATTTGGATGAGCATAATGGAAGATTTTGTGTAACTCCAGATTTTCCAAAAGGAGTATATGCTTACTTTATTGCTATAGATTCAGAGATATCAGAGGAAGGTCCTTTTAGAAATTATAAAAAACCCGTTTTTCCTTATATTATTGGCAATACTTATCACTCTGAACCTAATAACTTTAATTTCTTAGGATCTTCTAATCAATCTGATTATGATATTGAATCTAATGAATGGTTTAGAAATACTAATTTATATAATCTCAATCAAAGTAATAGTGGATATGATTATATTTTTAATTCTGACACTATTAGAAAACAAAGTATTGATATTACAGCATCATCTTTAGGTAATGTAGAAAATATTGGTATTTTGAGTGGAGGACATAATTATCAATATGATGATCGTTTGGTTTTTGATAGTGTAGGAACAGGTGGTAAAAATGTTGGCGCCAGAGTTGAAAGGGTGGGTGGAAAAGATATCACCACTATAAGTGCTGAGACTAGTTCAATTCCACTAGTTGAATTTGGATATAGTTCAGATACGACTCAATTTATTGGTTTTACTTCTACTCCTCATAATTTGTTATCGGAAGATATTGTAAGTGTTGAAGGCCTTTCTCAATATTTTAAAGGATTTGATGGCACATATAAAGTTGGAGTTAGATCTGATAGTCTTGTTTTAAGAAGTAGTATTGGGACAACTGAGGCTACAGGAATAACAACTTATTTTGATGTTTATGGTAATTTGGAATTTCCTGCCATTCGTCCTAATGATATTTTAGGAATTGCGACGGAAAGAGTTAAGGTTTTAGATGTTGATACAGAACTTCAAAGAATTCGTGTTTTAAGAGCTCAAGACGGTACAGCTGGATTGAGTACATTTAATGGAGAAGTTCTTTTTGAAGATCCTAGGAAATTTACAATTAATGTGGGTACAGTTAATACCACTAAAACTTTAGATGTAAACACTGAACTTTATTTTGACCCAGTAGAATCTGTTGGACTTGGAAATACAACTGGTATTGGTATTGGAAATACTCTGACAATTATTAATCCTGGAGCAGGTATTACGAATATATTTGTTAAACCTCAACACATTTATATACCCAATCACGGATTAAGTTTAAATGATAAAGTTTATTATAATATCAATGAAGGCCAATCTATTACTGGATGGAATGGTGTAACTGGTGCTGCAACTACCACTTTATCAACTTTTGAATTCTTCTATGCTGCTCCATTATCAAAAGATTTTATTGGACTTTCTACTAATAGAGTTGGTGTAGGAACTACGGCAGTTGGAACTGGTGCATATCCAGATGCTCTTAATTATACTGGAGTTGGTACAACTGTAGGACTTTTCTTCTTTACTAATATTGGAGTAGGATCTTATCATAGTTTTAAAACTTCCTTTACTAATACAGTTACTACTCAAGTTGATAGAAGCTTAGTTACAGTATCCACTGCATCTACTCACGGACTCCTGCGAGGTGATAAAGTTATAGTATCTGTAAAACCAAGTGATACTGTATCTATAGGTGTAAGTTATAGTAATGATACTCGAAGAATTATATTCGATCCTGTTGGATTTACATCTGCAAATATTGATATAACTCAAAATACTATTGGTATTACATCACATACCTTTAAAAAAGGTGATAGGGTTCTTCATGCTGCCACCACATCATCTGGTGGGATTGATAATAATGGAATGTATTATGTCCTTCCTTTTACTAGGGATAAGATCAGATTAGTTTCTCAGAAATTTGAACTAGATGAGCCTATTCCATCAGTTATTGATATTACTAGTGCGCGAAATGGAACTTTATATAAGATTAATCCATTAATTGAAATTAAGAAGAATAATAAAGTTGTATTTGATCTTTCAGATCCTTCATTGGCTTTTGTTGTAAGTGGTAATGTGAGTAAATCTGCTTTTAAAATGGGAATTTATTCTGACAATAAATTCTCACAAGATTTTGTAAGTACTGGAAAAAATGTTGGATTTGCAGTTACTGTGTCTTCAGTACAAGCAGGTAGAGCAGGAGCACAACTTACTTTGTCAGCTGGAGATGATATTCCTAATACTCTTTGGTATAAATTTAATCCCGATAATTTAGATCAAATTCCGGCTATTAAGAGTGAAATTATAGTTGATGATACCGTAAGTTCTTATAATCAGATTAATTGTGTAAAGAGTGCTTATGATGGCCATCATTTGGTTGCAACAGTTGGCACTTCGGGGGACACATTTACTTATGATACTTATAAAATTCCTCAGAGGGACTATACCTCCACTGTTGATGTAGGATCTACACCCACATCAATATCTGTATATGAAACTGATTCATCTAGAGCTTATGGTTCTATTAATAAACTTAAGATTTTAAATAGTGGATCTGGTTATAAGAATCTTCCTGGAATTTCTTCTGTTACAAGTGGATTTGGAACAGGTGCCATTTTATTTACTGAGAGTACTAATATAGGAGATATTGTAGATTATAAATTTAATGCTAATAATATAGGGTGGGATTATCCTACTGATAAAACTCTAAGACCAGTAGCAAATCTTCCAGAAATTACAAAAATAGAAGCATTAGCATCTTTTGAGAGTATTGGTATTTCTTCGGTTGGTGTGGGTTATATTTTAGCTCCTTCTTTGGTGGTAATCGATAGTTATACCAATAAAGAGGTTGATGACGTTGATTTGGAATATGATATTGGGGATACTCAAGTTACTATTATTAAAAATACTACTGGATTATATAATTATCCTCCTACAATAATTCCCAAAAATAATACTAATGGTTCTAGAGTTTTATCTGCTGATTGGACTCCATCCACAAGTATTGTAAAGATCATCTTTGACACTACTTTTACCAATAATTCAGATTTCCATTATGCTATTGGAGAAAATATTTTAGTTGAAAATATTAGTGTAGGAATTGATAGTACAGGAACAGGTTATAATTCTTCGGATTATAATTATAAGTTATTTGCTGTTACTGGTGTTCAAACTAATGCAGGTGGAACTGGAGGATGGGTTGAATATAGTTTAGATGGTCTTTTAGGTGTTGGTCAAACTCCAGGAAGATATAATGCATCTAATTCTAGTGGAAGAGTAGTTGCTGAAAAAGATTTTCCAGTCTTTTATCCTATTTTAAAGGTAAATGATTTCTTAAACGGAGAAGAAGTAGTTAGTGAAACTCAAAAAGGTGTAGTTGAGAGTTGGAATCCTCTCGCTTCGACACTGAAGGTATCAATATCTAAGGAATTGGTAGTTGGAAATATAATTAGAGGATTAACTTCTAATACTCAAGGAGAAATAAAGAGTAAAATTGATTTTGACGCTGAAATCCTTACAGGTGCTGGAGCTACTGTTGTTGAAGGATGGCAAAATAATACTGGATTCTTAAGTGATGATCTTCAAAGACTTCCTAATAATGAATATTATCAGAATTTCTCATACTCTTTAAAATCTGAGGTTTCTCATGATTCTTGGGCAGATCCTGTAGGTGCTCTTGAGCATGCTGCTGGATTTGATTTGTATGCTGATTTACAATTAGTCAGTCAGACTGATCAAACTACTCCTCCTCAAAATCGTGATGTTCGTGTAGGCACTATCGATGCTGGACTAGAGATTGTATCATCTTTAGTTGGAAGTGCAAGTCTTAATTGTTATTCTGACTTTGATTTGGTAACTGAAGGAATTATTCAAATTGGATCTCAATATTTGTCTAATGAGATAGGATTTAAGAGTAGAATTCTTACCGATTATTTTGAATCAGTTGGAAACCGCGTATTAAAGATAGATGATATTAGTGATAATTTTAGCAGTCATGCAAGTAGCCAAAAATTTACTGAAGCGGGTTCATTTGGACATAATGAAATCTTCAACAAAGCGATAGTTTTAGTAAGAGATAGTAAGTATACTGATGAAAGACAATTTGGTATTGTAACACTTCTTCAGTATGATGGATTTGGTTATATAAACCAATATGGACATCAAAATAATTTTAGTGTTTCAGGATCTTTGGATGATACTCAATATGATGAGTTAGGTGATTTTGATTTTTTGAATACATCTAGTGGTTGGTATTTAACATTTAATCCAGTTAAGTATGAGTATAATACTTATGATTTATCAACTATTTGTTTTAGTATTCTTAATGATAGTGCAACAACTGGAATTCAAACTTTGGGTGATGTGTCTCGCCTTTATAGTGGAAAGACGAACATTCCAGCATCCACTACAACTACAGTAGCATCTATTTCTACATCATATAGATCTAGTAGTTTACTTGTTCAGATTGAAGATATTAGTAATAATTTCTATGCAAGTCAATTGAATATTATTCATGATGGCACAAATGTTTATGTTAATGAATATGGAGCTTTAAGTAATACTACTGCTGATAATAGTTTTGGAGTTGGGTTTGGAACATATATCGCTTCTATTAGTGGAGGTAATGTTGATGTTAAATTCGTTCCTAATGTATCTGTCGCTCTTACAGCTAATTATTCTGCAGTTTCTATAGCTGATACACAGACATCTATTGGGTCTACATTATTGAGTGCTGCAGTAGTTTCCTCTGGTTATACATCTATTGCGGCTTCTGGAAGTCCTTCAGCTGTTGCTATATCCTCTTACTATAGTGTTGGATCTGCTTCTACCAATGCAGCTTATTATATTCTTTCGGTTGAAGATACCACCAACAATAATTATGAATTAGCTGAAGTTTGTGTTTTAAATTCAACTTCAACAGAATCAATGATTGAATTTGGAAATGTACTTTCTGGTTCAGGTATTGGTACAATAGGAATCTCTACTGATG